GTTATTCGCGGCAGGCGGACTATAGCCGGAAGACGCAGCAACTGGCGGAAGAACGCAAGGCGTTCCATGCGGAAGCTGAAGCCATCCGGCAAGAGCGGGCGCAGTATGCGACGCTTCTAGGGGCCTTGCAGCAGCAGTTGCAGTCCACCGCACAGATCGAGCAGCAGCCTGATTGGGATCGTCTTTACGAAGAAGACCCGATCAACGCTACTCGGTTGGAGCGGCAATGGCGAAAGGTTCAGGAAGACCGGTTCGCGAAAATGTCAGCGATAAAGGCTGAACAGGATCGTTTGAACCAGACTTTCGAACAACAGACTGCCGAGCAGATGAAGGCCATTCTGGTTGAACAGGCGTCTCGCCTTCCAGAGGTTATTCCTGAATGGAAGGATGAGAAAGTTGCCACTGAGGGCAAGAAGCAGCTTCGTGATTGGCTGACAAACCAGGGTCTTAATGAAGTTGAGATCAACAGTTTGCACAAGGCCGAACACGTTGCGATCTTGCGTAAAGCCATGCTTTACGATCAAGGCCAGCGCAAGGCGCAGGCGGCGGTTAAGCCTCAACAGGTAATGCGTCCAGTTAAGCCGGGTTCTCAGGCGTCCGCGCCGGGGAATAGAAGCGTTTCAGATGTAACCCGTGCAAAGCAGCGTCTCGCTAAAACCGGGACTGTCAACGATGCTGCTAGTGTTCTAGCGGCGCTTCTCTGAAAGGAATAGGCTATGACTATCGTTACCAACACCTTCACGCGTTATGATGCCAAGGGCATCCGTGAAGACCTGGCGAATGTGATCTACAACATTTCGCCGGAAGAAACCCCGTTCCAGTCTAACACTGCCCGCGTGAACGTGAAGAACACGTTCTTCGAGTGGCAGACGGACAGCCTGGCGGCGGCTTCCACCACCAACGCGGCGCTTGAAGGCGATGACATTTCGTCCTTCGATGCCGTGACGGCCACTTCTCGCCTGGGTAACTACACGCAGATCAGCCGCAAGACGGTTGTTATCTCCGGCACCCTGGAGAGCGTGGACAAGGCTGGTCGCCGTTCCGAACTCGCCTATCAGATGGCGAAGAACGGTGCGGAACTGAAGCGCGATATGGAAGCCACGCTGTTGGCGTCCAAGGCCGCAAACGCTGGTAACAACACCACGGCGCGTCAGACGGCTGGCTTGCCTGCCTTCCTGCGTACCAACACCAACAAGGGCGCTGGCGGTTCTGATCCGACGGTTTCCAACGGTGTGGTGAACGCCACCCGCGTTGACGGCACGCAGCGTACCTTCACGGAAACCATCCTGAAGGACGTTATTGCCCAGGTGTGGACCGAAGGCGGTACGCCGAAGATTCTGATGGTCGGCCCGTTCAACAAGCAGACCGTCAGCGGCTTCGCTGGCATTGCCGAAATCCGCTACAATCAGGCCACTCCGCGTCCGACTGTGATTATCGGCGCGGCTGACGTTTATGTGTCTGACTTCGGCGCGGTGTCTGTGGTTCCCAACCGCTTCCAGCGTGAGCGCGATGCTTTCGTGCTTGACCCGGAATACGCGGCGACGGCGATCCTTCGTCCGATCCAGACCATGGACCTGGCGAAGACCGGTGACGCTGAAAAGCGCATGATGCTTTGCGAATACGGCCTCATGGTTCGCCAGGAAGCCGCGCATGGTATCGCTGCTGACTTGACGACTTCGTAATGGCAACGGGGCTGGCGGGTAACTGCCAGCCCCACCTCAAAGGTGGCTTATGGCTGACAAGATTTTCAACATTGATCCGGTAAGCGGGATTTCTTCTTACTGGCATTATGATGACACCACAGACACGGCGATTATTGAAAAGCGCCAGGATGTGTCTGAAATTATTGACGCCAATAAGGCGCAGTTCAATGAAGATCACGGGCGTTATGGCGAGTGGAACAAGGTGGCGTCCATTCCGCTGGCGGTTTTTTATGATTTGAAAATGAAGGGTATCGTTGATGATCCGGTTGCCATGAAGAAATGGCTAAATGACCCGGACAATCGGTTTTTCCGCACTAGGCCGGGTCGCGTGTAATGCAGGCAACGGTTTCAGTCTGTGTTCCCTGCCGCGATGTGGTGGATAGCGGGTTTGCCTTTGATTTAGCCCGGTGTGTTGCGGCCCATACGGCGGCAACGAGGGACAGGGTTTTGCTGTTCCAGAACCAAGGGACGCTAATCGTCAATCAGCGGCAGGAACTGGCGCAGGCGTCTTTGGATGTAGGCGCCACGCATATCCTGTTTATTGATGCTGATATGCGGTTCCCAAAGGATGCCATCTTCAGGCTGTTGCAGCGGGATGAAGCGATTGTGGCGGTAAATTACAGCACACGCAAACTCCCCCTCCAGCCAGTTGCTTTCCGCGACGATACCACCACCGAGCGGGTTTATACGGAGCAGGACGATACGGGGTTGGAATCTGTGGCGGCTATCGGCATGGGGCTGATGCTGATTAAGGCTGAAGTTTTCCATAAAATGCCGAAACCATGGTTTTTTGTGCCATACCAAAATGGTATATACACAGGGGAAGACATTTTCTTTTGTAGAACGGCAAGGGAATTTGGCTTTGAGGTTTTGTTAGACCATGACCTAAGTAAAGAGGTGCGCCATATTGGCGCATTTGAATTCTCAAATGCCCATGCTTGTGGCGCCAGGGAAGAAAGAAATGAACCTTCTAGCTGACAAAGAAAGGTTTATGGATTCTTGTATGCCAGAACCAAATTCTGGGTGCTGGCTTTGGCTTAAAAGTGCAAACCCCAAGTATGGAGTTTTTGTTTTAACTAATAAAACAGTAGGTAAAAAATACATATCAGCGCATAGATTTTCTTGCGAAGTATTCCATGGGCCATCTCTTGGAAGGAACGCTTTACATAAGTGTGATAACACTTTGTGCGTAAACCCAGAACATTTATATTGGGGGGACCAAAGTAAAAATTACGAAGACTCAGTTAGGCGTAAGAAAAGGGCATTCAAGTTATCTTCATTGCAGATTCAAGAGATAAGGACTTCTGTTGAAAAAGATGGTATTTTAGCTGATAAGTTTGGGGTATCTAGGGGGTTAATTAGGTTAGTCCGAAAGAGTAACTCTTGGAGATGTTCTGATGGCATTCAATAATTACAGCTCGCTTCAGGCATCCATTGCGGATTTTTTGAATCGCAACGACCTGACCGCTGTTATTCCTGATTTCATCACCTTGGCGGAGGCCCAGTTTAACCGGAACATCCGCCACCGCCGCATGGTGGAGCGGGCCACGGCGACACTTGATAGCGAGTACAGCGCCGTTCCGGCTGATTGGCTGGAAAGCATCCGCTACCAGATCAATACGAACCCGATTACGACGATGGAGTTTGTTTCTCCTGATCAGGCGGCGATGTTGAAAGGGGCTAACGGGACCACCGGCAAGCCGATCTATTATACGCAGATTGGCCAGCAGTTTCAGGTTGTCCCGGCGCCGGATAGCGGGTCTGCCTATACTGGCGAGTTGACCTATTACGCCACGATCCCCGCGCTTTCGGTTTCCAATACGACGAATTGGCTTCTGACGGATTCGCCTGATCTGTACCTTTATGGCGCGCTTTTGCAGGCTGCACCCTATTTACAGGACGATCAGCGTATTTCCACCTGGGGCACGCTTTATGAGCGGTGTCTTAACGATCTGAAGGTTTCCGATGAGCGGAGCCGGATGGCAACCAGCGCCCTTCGGATGCGGGCAAGGAGTTTTGGCTAATGACCACGAATGCCTTCACCAATTATCTTGAAAACAAGATAATGGCCTATGTGTTCACCGGCACGGCGTTTTCTTCGCCGTCTGGGAGCCTCTACCTTGGTCTGTTTACGGCGGCGCCTGGCGAGGGCGGTGGCGGCACGGAAGTCTCTGGTAATGGTTACGCTCGCAAGGCGGTGACAATGACCACCAGCGGCAATGCCAGCACCAATAGCAGCGCGGTTGAATTTGACGCGGCAACAGGGTCTTGGGGAACCATTACTTATGTTGCGGTGTTCGATGCGCTGACTTCCGGCAATATGCTGGCTTACGGCGAATTGACCGTTTCTAAGACGATTGCCACGGGCGATGTGTTCCGTGTCCCGGCTGGTGATCTCGATATAACTCTTGAATAGAGGTTGGTGAAATGGCGTTTGTTATTGCTGATCGTGTAAGAGAAACGTCCACCACCACCGGCACGGGTAACTTTACCCTGGCTGGTGCGGTTACGGGCTATCAGACTTTCGATGCGGCCCTGGATACGGGTGACACGACTTACTACACGATTACGGATCAGAGTGGCGCTAATTGGGAAGTGGGTATTGGTACATTCACCAGCCCATCTACATTGGCGCGCACAACCATTCTGTCTTCCAGCAATGGCGGTAGTGTTGTCACTTTCACATCTGGCACTAAGGATGTGTTTATTAGCCTTCCTGCGTCGAAAACAGTTCAATCATTTAGCGCGGGCAGCACTGGTTTAACGCCGTCAACTGCATCTTTTGGGGCCGTTGCTTTGGCCGGGACATTAGTGCCTGCCAATGGCGGCACTGGAACCTCCACGGCGTTTACGGCTGGTTCGGTGGTGTTTGCTGGCGCCTCTGGGGTATATGCCCAGGATAATGCAAGCCTGTTTTTTGATGATACCAACAACAGGTTGGGAATTGGGACGGCATCACCAGACGCTGCGCTAACCGTGAATACCGTGGCATCTTTTGGTGCGGGAGCGGCGGCGTTGCCGTCTATCGCAGCTAAGGGCGACCTCAATACAGGCATGTGGTTCCCTGCTGCTGACACTATTGCTGCTAGCACGGGCGGCTCTGAGCGCCTCCGCATCGACAGCAGCGGCAACGTGGGGATTGGGACGAGTTCGCCGTCTGCGCTTTTGCATGTTAATGGCAATAGCAAGTTTGGGGCATTAGTCACCACAGGGTTAGGTGTTTCTACAGGTGACGCAGGTTTAGAGGTTGGTGGCGAAAGAAGTGGAAACGGGAATAGCATTATAGATTTGCACGCTGCGGCAGGAACGGATTTTTCAGCCCGTCTTCTTCGCACCTCAGGCGCAAACGGACAGTTTGAAATTACCAATAGCGGCACGGGGGCATTGGCCTTTGCCACAAGCAGCACCGAACGCATGCGCATCGACAGCAGCGGCAAAGTCGGTATCGGCACCAGTAACCCAGGCGCGCGTTTACAGGTTGATACAGCGACAACTGATGATGGTATCTCCATCACCAACACAAGTTCTGCAAACACAACTGCTAAACAGCCTAGGCTTTTGTTTCGCGGTACGGATACTCTTGCAACAGGAAAAGACGCAGCGTCTTTAGTCGTTGTTCCGGCAGACGTAAATTATGTGGGAGCCTCTCTCGCATTTTACACACGCGGTTCGGATACAAATGCCGAACGTATGCGTATCGACAGCAGCGGCAACATTATTGCTGGGGCGTCAGCGGCTCTTGCTACAACTGCAACCAACGGCTTTCTTTATGTTCCAACGTGTGCTGGTACACCAACAGGAACGCCAACCGCTGTTACAGGGATGGCTCCAATTGTGGTCAACACGACCAATAATAAGCTGTATTTTTATTCCGGCGGCGCTTGGCGTGACGCTGGTCCGTAATAAGGGGAAACCATGAAACTCGAACTCACCATCAACGAGATCAACATGATCTTGCAAGCGTTGGGCAATGCGCCATACGCACAGGTCTTTGAACTCGTAGAGAAAATCCGCACCCAGGCGCAGGCACAGGTGCAATCCACGGAGCAACAAAATGGCTAATACCTATACCTGGGTCATTGAGGCGATGGACTGCAAGCCCCAGGAAGACGGGCAAACCGATGTGGTGATCACCGTGCATTGGCGTCAGAACGCCACCGATGGCACATACAACGCCACGGTGTACGGCACTGTTGGCTTGACATACGACGCCACCTCCCCGTTCATGCCGTATGCTGACTTGACGCAGGATCAAGTTATTGGCTGGGTGCAGGGCGCGCTTGGTTTTGATCAGTGCGCGCAACTGGCGGCGAACCTTGATCAGCAGATCGCCGCGCAGGTCAATCCGCCCGTAGTTTTCCCGCCGTTGCCTTGGTAATTAGATGTTTGGGTTACACTCATTCAGCAGCCAGCCATTTAGTGATCCTGGCAAGGTTGTTTTCTATGCCCAGGCGGCTATTGACGCCTCTGCTACGGTTTCGCCTTCGGCTAATATAACGGCGGCTGGTGTAGCCCAAATTGATGGCGTCGCTGATCTGGCGGTTGCGGCCCAAAGGATACAGCAGGGTCAGGTCTCCATAAACGGGGTTGGCGATCTAGCTGCCACGGCCCAGCGTATCCAAAATGGGGCTATCGCTATTGACGGAGTGGCGAGTTTAACGGCTTCTGGTTTGGTGGTTTATATTGGTTCAGCGGCGATTGACGCCATTGGCTCACTTACAGCCACAGCCAACCGAGTTCAATTTGCTTCAGCCGCCATTGACGCATCTGGAACTATGGAGGTTTCCGCCATTCTGAAATGGTCACAGATACCGGATGGCACGGAAATATGGACCCAGGCGACTGATTCCGCTACAATATGGACGCCGGTTGCTACCGGGTCTGAGACATGGACAAGGGTGCAATAAATGGCTGATACCACCACCACCAACCTGGGGCTAACGAAGCCGGAAGTTGGGTCTTCTGCCGATAGCTGGGGCGGTAAGCTGAATACCGATTTGGATTTGGTGGACGCGGTATTTGCGGCGGCTGGTAGTGGAACTAGTGTGGGCGTAAATGTTGGTTCTGGCAAAACAATAACTGTTGCCGGAACAATGAATATGTCAGGCACTCAAAACGTCAGTGGAACATTGAAACTCAACGGTTCCACATCAGGCTCCATCACTTTCGCCGCTCCTTCTGTTGCGGGTACAAATACTCTCACTTTTCCAGCGGCTACCGCCAAAGTTGATGCCTTTCCATCTGGCACTGTGATGCTGTTCGCCCAGACGGCGGCTCCCACTGGTTGGACAAAATCTACCACACACAACGATAAGGCGCTTCGGGTTGTCTCTGGTTCCGCGAGTTCTGGCGGTAGTGTGGCGTTTACTACGGCTTTTGCCTCTCAGGCGGTGTCTGGCACGGTTGGGGATACAACCTTAACAACATCTCAAATTCCAGCACACACCCATACAGTTACAGACCCTGGGCACGTTCATGCGATTAGAACTGGGGGAGATAGCGGGTATGGGGGTGGGGCGAATAGCGGGGTTGATTTACTATCTCCTCTTTCTTATCGTGGAGAAAATTCAGCTTCTGCTACTACTGGAATTACTATCGCCAACGCTGGTGGCGGTAGTTCCCACACGCACACCTTCACCGGCACCGCTATCAATCTCGCCGTTTCTTACGTCGATGTCATCT